ATGCAGCGTCAGCAATGCTTAGTATAGCATCATCTATCTTGCCTGGAATAATTTTACTAACAATGTTTTTAAACATTCCAAACTTCTTACCCTTCTTCTTAGCCCTTTCAATCTTATCTAATCTTGATTGAAGCATATTCTCAAGTATAATAGTTTCAGCTGCTTTAGTTTGTGCTAAATTAAGAAGTGCATTTGATGCAGAATTACTGTACTTAATGTTATTTGTCTTATGAACTCTAGGACTAAAGGACATCTAGGTGTTCCCCTCTATATTTTTTAATAAACCTTTGGGATAAATTTAACACTTTATCCTCTATGAATGCAAGAACTACTCCATTAAATATGCTATTAGTGTGTGTATTATTATTCATATTATTTTAAAATTAAGCTTTCTCCATCTGGAGCAACTTCAAATTCTCCCCCTACTACATTTGAATCTCCAGCAGCAGGTACAGAACCATAGAACTTTTTACCAGTACCAGCTCTAACTCCACCAGAAAATATCTTAATAGCATCTCTTGCTGGTTTCTTTATATCAGAAAACTTTGCAAATGTTTTTAATTCTTGTAATTCTGGACTACTATACTCTAGTTCAAATATTTTACCAAATTCTTTTCGTATTACTTTTAGTCTTCCTTTGTGGTATTGTAATATCTCTTCACCATTTTTCATTTGATTAACAGATACAGGTCCACGCTTAACTTGTTTGCTTGTTCCAGCTACTGCTCTTCCTTTAACTAACGTCATTATCTTACTCCCCTAGACCTATAGACTATTGCTATATCTTGTATTTCAAAATCAGCTTGTGCATCTCCTGCTATCTTTATCTGCAATGACTTCTTTTTAACACTAGAGCCACTGGCTACTTGAAACTTTGTAGTCACCATTGAACTACTTGTTGAAAATGTGTTAGAATCAAAAATGTTTGTTGTTGGTGCAGCACCTTCAAACCCACCAGTAATAACTAAACTATCTGCATTCTTATGTGTTACATAAACTGAATAAAACCTTTTATCTACTGAAGGTTCTCCTAAGTCAATCTCTCCAGTTTGTATATCTATTGTTTGTGCTTGTGGGTCTGTGTCAAATCTTTTAACGGTATACACGTCATTACCACCTGCTCCAGCAGTTGTTCCTGTGGTTAATTCCATACATACTAGTTCTTGGTTGTAAGTAACTAAGTTAGTAGTTTTTTTATCCACTAAAGTGTTAGCAATATCTATATTAACAAAAGACTTTGTTGCAACATCATATATATATCCCTTATCAACAGTAGAAGTAGAATCTCCTATAACTAATATTTGATTTGTTTTTGGTATAAATCCAACAGAACAGCTTGTAGCAACTATATTAGTTGCCCACTTATCTTCATCTATAGCACCGCTTAGTTTGTTCACAGTGTCTGAAAAACTAAACATTCCATTTTCGTTTACCCAAACTAATCCTAAGTCTGATTTAGCCACAGCAGCAGGGTGACTGATACCTCTGTTTTCAAACTCTCCCTCTACATACCAACCAGCATCAGAACCAGATGCAATGTTAATAATAAATAGTTTATTCTTTTTGTATACAAATAATCTATCTGAAAACTCTATAATTTTAACAATAGCGTCACCATCATTTGTTCCTACATCTAAGTAATATGTCTGTGGAAACGTATCATACTTTCTAACAGGAGTATATTGTATTCTATCTCCCATTTCTTTTGTTACGCCTTCGTCATTCACATACAATACATTACCTACAAATGCTCTTTGATTAGCAACAGTAGCTGTCTTATATGAAAATGCTTCAGCTCCATTAAATGTAATAGCTTTTTCTTCTGGTGCAAATCCGTTAATAGTAGAATAGGTGTCTAATCCAGGTGATTTGATAGCATAGGCTCTAGAGTCGGTAGCACTGTTATTGGTGTCATTGGTTACCACATAGACTCCTTCATCGATGAAGGCATCATATTCATCCGCTAAGGATAATCTAGAACCTTTCTCAAAGTTTACATCAAGTAACAATCTATATTCATCTTCTGGATTATTAAAATTCTTTACATATATTCTCATCCCCTGTAAGAAAGAGTTTAAGGCATCATCTGCAATAGTCATACTAGCTATAAAATACTGAGCATCTGCAATAGCAATGGGAGATGAGATATTAGTTAATAGTGATTCTTGTCCACCAAAATATACATAACTAACTCCAACAGCATAATTTCCTTCTGGCCATAGTCCGTCTGTCTTAGAACTACTAGAGCTCATTTCAATTCTAAAATCTTTAGAATCAGGGTCTACTCCATCTTCTACATTAGAAGAAGGGTCTACTGGTGCGTGTAATGCTCCAGAGTTTAGGGTAAAGTCTGCAGCAGCTGGTGCTACAAATCCTCCATTATAAAATTTCATTTGGTCTGTTACTGCCGCCGCATAAACATCTGGGTGTACATCATTAGTTCTTTCAATCCTAGCTAATACTATCTGTTCGTTTCCTGTATTACCAAAGTCTGAATCTGCTATGCGTAATCCACCATCAGCATAATAATATACTGGTTGTGCATCTGTTGCACTTCCTGAAGCTAATAAAGTAGCAGAATCAAATACTGCTGCACTACCAAATGTAGCACTAGTGCCTAAGAACACTTCTCCCTTTGGAGATGTATAAGCTAGATATTCTGCAGCTGCGGCTCCACCACCTGGTGTGATGTCACTACTAAACTTAAACAATCCATATCCTGGTTGTATTGCAGCGTCACCATCATCTGTTAAGGTATATGAACTACCAAGGTTGGCAAGCTTTCCAGTGGTAATTATCTTACCTAGGTGTCCTACATTAACATTAGTAGCTTCTGCTAAAAACCCATCTGTTAAATCTTTTTGAGAGTCTTTATTGTTCAGACCTGCATCAAACCTTTTTATATTAAATGATTGCTTTGCCATATTAGTTACTATGTTTACTAACTATATCTTTAAAGTGTTGTTCTGTTCCAGCACCTTGCTCTGTGTTATAATATTTTTTCCAGTAATAAGCTAGTCCATCAACGCCTGGTTGTATAGGTTCTTGAATCCTCCAATACTTAATTCTACAATGTAAAATACCAGCAGCGTTATTACTATGAAGCATCCAATCCCAAAATATAGGGTCAGGCTCAGTAATATTACTAGGGTCAATGTTAAGAATTGAAGCAACTTTTTCAACCAGCTCAGGGCGGTTTGCAATAAAGTTTTTACAATTATCAACGGCTGTTTCTGGCTCAACTTGCCAAAAACTTTTAGCAGGTCCTGGACCAATTTGTTTAATATATTCATATCTACTTTCCACCAATCCTGTGTTATATACTAATTCAACTGCAGCGTCAGAAGAGTATCTTTCTCCTAGCTTGCTACATACTTCAAAAATTAGTTCTTTAACTTGTTGTTGATTTACCACTAAGCTGACCTCTTTACTTTTTCCAGAGAACGCATCCCCCCAAGACCTAACATTCCAAAAAGTACTGTCGTTAGTGTGCTCATATCGAATACTGGGAGTTCCATAGGTTTCCCAATAGACAAGAGTACAAACATTAAGAAGGGTTGCAATACGAAGTGATAACATAAAGCTACCGAACAAACCCAACCTGTAAACGGACGCCAACCACTCTTGAATAGACTGGAAGAACCAGATTCTATCTTGTTGACTTCTATCTGAGCTTTGTTTATCTCTTGTATTAATTGTGCTTTCTCTTCTTTATCTAAAGTAAACTTGTCTACATGACCAGCTACTTTATCAATGATATTTGCAATCATATTTAATTTAGGCATTTTTTTTACTCTTCTTTATTTTATTTAATTTCTTTTTTAACTTCATTATGTTTGAGTATTCTTTGCAATCACACTTGTCTTTATACTTACACCACGCATAACGAAGCCCAAACCCAAATCCTAATCCTAATAAAAAATTCATATATCCTCCTATTTATTTTCTTGTTAAGGAACCCTAATAGGGTTACCCTAATACCAGTCCCTTGAAGTAGTCTTCAAAGATAATTGGTTATCGCCTTTTTGTCAATCTATTTCTTTTTTTTCTTTTTAGGAAACCCTGCTTTCATAGCAGCGTATGCTTTAGAAGTAATAGTAGACTTAGCCTTACTTCTACTTGTTCCAGATTTTTTTCTTTTATTAATGTTTCTATATAAACTCATCTTTATCTACATCTCCATCGTCTGCGTGCTTGTCTAATCCTTGAATTAGGGTCATTTCTAGTTGCAGCAGAACTACCTCTTAGTTGTCCTGCAGACCTAGCACAATATGATTTTCTTCTTTTAGCTTTCTTACTACCTGGCTTTACTTTACCAGTAACAGCGGTTTGTAAATTACTTCCAGGGTTTGCTCTTTTATAAGCAGCTACACCCTTTTTAGTCATGCCTGCACCATCTTTAGTCTTTCTATAGTTAGGGCTTTTACCTGTAGTAGTTTTTCTTATAGCCATTAATATATTAGTATATTCAATCCAGTCTTAGCCTCATAACTTTTAATTCCGTACATATTGAGGTAACGACCTTCTAAAAATACTCCAAACTTATTAGTAAGTTTCCAACCATATACTAATCCTAAGTCATAATCAAAGCTATCTGCTATTTCATAATTATAACTATAATCTGATAATCCTTTAGTTATAGGAAATGTCGTAGCCCATATATGTATCCAGTTTTTAGGATTATATTTATAGTAATCCATACCAACTGATAAACTTAACTCATTTTGATATCCTAATTCTTTGGTAAACTGCTCATTGTAATCTTCTACTAAGTCACCATATACTAATTCATAAAACTGTTGGTCGGTCGTAGCAACAATATTACCTTCAGCGTCCGTCCAGTACCAATCATAGAACTCATAACCAAACTGAGTAAATTGTTGTGTCCACTCATCTTTATATGGTCCATCTGCATATCCTGCTTCGTCCCAAGCTAGTAGCCAAAATGGAATAAACTCATCTGGATTAATATCTTGTTCTGCCCAGTATAAATCTATTGGTAGAAAGTCTAAGTATGCTGGATGACTTCTACCTGCAACTCCAAGTGACAAGTCTAAGCTTCCCAAGTGTAATCTGTATCTCATATCGATGGCTGCAAACTCTAAATCTTCTAATCCCCTGTAATCGTAGTTTGTTTTTATTATAAACTTGTCTCCCAGGTATCGTAACATTACCTCTTGTTCCGTAAAATTTTCTTCAAATGCCTTGTGGTCTGAGTACTCAACTACATATTCCCATCCTTTTGCAATGTTACCAATAGCAACACTTTCATTGATTGCAGCTTCGGAACCATCGAACCAAACTTCAGGCTTGTTCTCATACCCGAACCTGGCGAGCTTACGAATACCAAACGTCATAATAGAATGGTCATCTCGTTCATCTAGTATTTCTTGTAGCTGTCCACCTGATACGGTAAACTGTTGTTCCTTAGTTACTGGACTTGTAAAGCTATAAGCACCATATATAGTGCTAAACTTAAATAAGTCTTGTGCTGCCAAACTTCCCATTAACAATAAACTACATAATATTTTTTTCATCTAAACTTCCTTAGTTGTATGTCATCAATTTGATTATTGATTTGTTTTAGTATTGTATCTTTATCTAACTTAAAAGATAATCCTGCTTCAAACCTTTTAATTTCTTTACCATATTCAAACATAATTATTGTTGGTACTGACTTTATATTCCATTCATCTTTAATTGCAGCACCAAAAGCTGGGTTGTCTATACTTGCATTAAATACAGAACAATTCTTTAATTTACTTAAATCTATATTAGCAGAAAAATTCCAATCTGCATTTACTTGCACTACAACACATTCATCCTGACTTAACAGTTGAACTTGCTGTAAGCTTCTTATATTATCCTGCGAGTATAATGATGATGGTAATAAAGCTAGTCCAAGCCAACACCATAGTAATATAATATATTTGTTCATCTGTCATCCTATTTTTTGTTTAGTATATAAGTTTCAATACTTTTAATATCTTTTTTAATCTCTTCAACATCTTCTTGTGTATCTAATACTGCATCTCTAATCATTTGGTCCTTTAAATCGTATTCAGTTCTACTTACTGATGGTGGAGGTAACTTTTTCGCTTCTTCAATATCGGCTTGTAGTGTAAACCACATACCAATAATCATTGCTAGAGTTACCACTCCACTCACGATAGTTTCCAAACTTAACGTAAGTTTAGTTTGCTTATTAACTTCCATCAGACTATCCCTTTATTTTTTTGTATTCAACAATGTCTGCTTTTAATGTAACTACTTCTGCTTCTACATTTACTAATCGTGCTTCTGCTTGTGAAATTGCTTCATTAACTGGTTTGTTATCAATCCAGTCTATTACTGTTACATCTTTACCAGCTGCATCTTTCATTACTTTCGTATGTTTGATTTCAACTTGCTTAACTGATGCTCCTGCTGCTGCTGCTTTTTCTGCTATTACTTTAGCCATTTTGTACTCCTATTTTAGTTTTAAGTTCATCTATTTCACACTTCATTTCTTGAATTGCTTTTACTAAATACATATTCAAGTCGTGAGGTGTAAATTGTTTTAAGTCATCGTAGATAACATCGCCATCTACCACTAATTCTTTTTCAGATGTTACTGCATCTGGAAAAACTTCTTCATACTCTTGAGCAATAAAAGAGTTATATCTTTGTGAGCTTGAAAGTTCTGG